ACAAGTATCACCGACAGTTGCGTCAGTCCAATTCATACCTATGATTGATGCAGAACCAAATGCTTCTGCTAAATTCTTTACACATACCAATACTTCTGGTTGTGCGTTTTTGTTATCGTTACCACTAGCAGCGAGACCAGGAGTTAATCCCCAGCCGCCTGTTACTGCAATGGCGTGTTCTTTGGCACCAGACGAACCACCAGCATTCTTGTCATCAGGCAAGAACTTAGGTTTTTCGGCTGTTGTTACTCCCCATAATCCCATGTTAGTCTCCTTTATTTGATTTTATAAAATCTTTTAACATTATTTATACTATTTAAACCCTTGTCTTTTAAGTTCAGATAAAGTTTTCACAGTGTTTATATGCAATATTCCTATCCCACCCGCAGATTCCCACTCTTTGATGTTCTTTTCATAATCATCTATAAGGATATTAGGTCTATCCTTCGTTACTGCGAATCTTTTCTTTTGGTCACGTAACACTAAATTAGTGTCTTTTTTCTTTATATTAGTAAGTTTCTGTAACCATTGCAACTTTCCCTTTTTAGAGGAAGCCGCCATTTTGTCTGAATAAGCAGATAAAATCTTAGGATTATATCTTGCAATAAATTGATATAATTTCTTTCCACCAGACATCCACTCTAAATCAGACCAAAACTTTGAACCACCAGAGACAATCTTATCCCAACGTGTTTTTCTATCAGCAGTTGCAAATATACCACCTACAGCATTATTTGCACCTCTTATGAAATCACATAGTACTCCGTCCATGTCACAATATATTTGTGGCAAATCTTCCGTACTTGTCTTCATTGCTTCGACAAGTGATATCATATTATACCTTTGGGTTAACTTCTACTTTGGTTTCTTTCTTACCAGTCATAGTTTTTTCTTGTTTATCCTTTGGTTTTTCGCCTTTTTCTTTTTTAGAAATTGCTATAGCAGCTTGTTGTGCTGGATTCATTGCTTCATTAGCCCAAATCTTAGCAACTGCATCTTTCATAGATGAATGTTTTGCGGTCCAAGCGTCAGCCATTTGCTTTAAAGCATTAGTTTCTTCATTCTTTACTGCTTTAGAGATTGCTTTACGTCTTTTATGTAAATACTTATCAGTAGAATCTGTATCACCATCATTATCGATATCTTTATCTTTTCTGTCAGCGAACTTTTTCTTTACTGCCTTAGGTTGAACTGCGTCCATACCTTCACCATCGTCAGACTTATCATTCTTATTAGTCTCTTTAACATTTGGCTTTTCATGTGAGTAACCCATTTTCTTCATTCTTAGGTGGTCATCCATAACTTTTGCCATAGTGCCTTTACCTGTTTTTGGGTCATACATCATATGAGGTTTGAAATCATCTTTTTCTTCATTGTAATTTTTATATGATTCTGTTTCGTATTGTTTACCGTTAACTGCAAAGAATTTTTTACCATTCTCTCTTGCAGCCATTAGTTCTTTTGTAAATTTGTTGCCTTCTTTTGCAACTGTTTCACCGAAAATCTGTTTGATTTTATTCTCAAGACCTTCAGAGTTTCTATTAAAATAAGTCATTTATTTCTCCTTTAATGCCTTAAGTAAATCTTTATAGGACTTTCCAGCAGCCTTTTGAAATTTTTCTTTTTCTGCTGGTCTTTTAATCATATTATACTTATTACTTACTGCTCGTGCGATATCTAATGGTACCTTTTGTTTCTTTCCGTCTTCGAATTCTACTTTAAAGTTACCTTTCAAATCAACAGACTTTCTCATTTGCATAATGATATGCTTGTTAGCACTTTCATCATCATGTATTTCACCACTATCTGGGTCATATCTTTTCGTTGAAGGTGTTACTCCATATCGTGATTTTCTTCCCTCTTCTACTGGTGTAGTAATATAGTCTCTTAATTTGTTCATCGAGTTACTTGCAACAGCAAGTTTATTTGTCCACCATGTGTCTAAATTTTCATCACTTCTTGATGAAAGAGATTGTTCTATTTGACTAGCATCTTCACTAATTGTTTTACACATTCTTATTGAACTTGGAACATCCATGTGTCCGTCTTCTTTTATTGATTTTTCTAAATCAGATGCTTGTCCAGCATGTGCTTTACTTGCACCCTTGAGTTCCTTGAGTTTTTTAATAATTTCTTTTACTTTAGGTTCATCTTCTTTATCTAATGCTTCTTTAATTCTAACATAAAATTTACTATTGAAAGGTGATTGATAGGCATCTGCTTTTGCACCTTTGTGTTGTTTCATTAAAGAACTAGCCGCATTGTCAGCCTGTGTTCTGTTTGTATAAATTTTGTCTAGTACTTTAGCACCATTTTTAAGTTTGATAGTTTTCATATTTGGTATTTTTAATTTTTCTTCTATTTCTTCTTTTACATAAGTGTTAAACATACCAACTTCTTTTTTAATTCTATTAAGTAACGGTTGTTGTTTATCTTTAGAAACGCCTTTTATTACAAGTCCGTTAGAACCACTTTTTTCATATTCAATTTTTTCTTTATCTAACATAACAATAACTTTTACTCTATGATTAGGATTTGAAGAAATACCAAACAGTTCTTCTAATTCTTCTTTTAAACCAGATAATTTACTTGCTTGTATAAGTTTTTTCATTAAATCTTTTAATTCTTTTTTATCTTTAATAAAAATGCTTCCACTCATACCACCAGACTTATTAATTTCTAAACCTTTCTTAGATGGGTCTTTTGCATTTTTGTAAGGTTTGATTGAAATAGATTCTTCTATTTCTTCTTTACTTAATCTTATTTTTGCAGGTGTTTCTAAACTACCCCCTTTAATTGTTTTATTAAAGAGAATATCAACAACAGTAGTTAATGATTTAATATCACCATCTAACTCAATACCACCTGGTATCTTTGTTGCTTTAACATCCTTCGCTTTTTTTAATGCTTGTGAAATAGTTTTCATAACACTTGCATCTTTCATATCTGTAATTTTAACCTTTTCTTCGTTAGCAGCTATTTGAAAATTTTCATTCTTGTCTTTTGCATCTAAATATGCAGCTACTGCCATCTTATCTTTTTCCTTTTCAGTTTTTCCTTTGAACTGTGGGGCATCAGATTTTCTAAAATCTTTAACATATGCACCAGCACCATCCTTCGGATTTAACACCTCATTGTAGAGTTGTGTGTCTGTTTTACTATATTTTGACATATTTTTTCCCCATATACCTATTTATAAGTTCTTAGATACTACCTGACTGTCCTAAATCTAGGTTATTATCCGTATTAGCACCAATTGGCTCCATTGCATCAAATACAAATCCTATAGAAACACCAAATACATCCTGTGCGCCTGATTCAAATCCACTTTCAACATCACTATCTGTTTGTGGGCCAAATACTCCGTCTGAAACAAAAACTTGTTCGGCATTAGCCGCATAGAAATGTATTTCATCTGCTGTTTCGAAATCTATTTTAGTTTGGTCGTCTTCACCAATTTTAATATCAGTTGCAAGAGACATAAAATCTGTTAAAGTTTCAGCCATATTATCCCTTCATCAAGTCCGTTACGGATTTCGTACTCCAAAATTTACAAGACCAATAACCTGCTGTTGTTTTGTCAGTCTTTTGGTCACAGTTATGTCTTGCTCTAAATGAGGCTCTTCTTTTTGGGTCATCTCTTTTAATAGACATATTTGGGTCACCAAACTCTACTTTGACGACATTACCTTTGTCATTTTTTACATAAACTTTATATTTTTTTCTATCACCTGTTGTAGGATTATTAAGTTTAACTTTTCTTCCTTGATACTCTGCATCTTCGGTTATTTCGCCCCATGCATTTTTAAGTATGAATTGTCCGAATGAATCTCTTTTCTCTTTAATAGGTTTAACTACAACTGTTTCAGCAGTATCACATTGCATACAACAATCTGGTGTGCCACAGTTTTCATGAACAACTGGTTTAACTTTTTCAAGTAACTTTTTATATGTTTCCGTTAACTTAATATACCATTCATTTCCATATTTTAATTCATATTTTTCTTGAACAGTTTCACTCTTATACCATTTTTCAATTTCTTCTTTTGTAGTTTTTTTATTCTCGCCCGGTGTTATTTCTTTCGTGTGGTCGGCATAAGGTTTACCTATATCGTAAGCCTCTTTTGTTCCTCTTGCTTTTGCAGCTAAATCTTTATCAGCTCCACCCCATGTTCCTTTAGATTTAGTTACAAAAGAATTAACTCTTGCAAATGCCCATTGTTGTGGAGTAGTACCAGGTCTATGACCAGTTCTCCATGCAGCCATTCCTCTGTTGTAAACTTGTTTTAGTATTCCGTAAGAAATACCTGACTTTTCTGCTTTCTTTACTAAACCTTCAATTTTTTCTTGTAAGTCTTTGTCCATAGTTTGTGGCATATCTTCACCAAACATTTGTTTATATTTCTTAGTATGTTTACTTGGTTTAGTTTTCCCTTTTGCATCACCTGGTGCTGGAGCATATGCAGCTGGATTATCATCATCCATTTTTGAACCTTTTTTAAAGTGAGCATCTCTAGCATCTTTACTTTTTTTAGAAACACCTGCAAAGTATTTCGCAGGTTGTGTACCTGCCTTATCTTTAACATCTTTATCTTGTTTTACTTCATGCAACCATGCTTTGTGAACTTTTCCGTCTCTGTCATTAAATGTAATATAGTTTGTTCCTCTTTGAATAATTTTTCCTTCTATTCCTTTTGCTTCGACTAAATCACCAATGTTCCAAATTTGACCTGTGAGATAATTGTCTCTTAGTCTCTCATAATCATTCATACTACCCATATCTTTCTGTTCTCTAATTCCCATATATTTTCTTAAATCTCTAAATAATTTTTTTCCGTCTTTAAATGAAGTTGGAAGACCATCAACAAAATCATCGTACTCACCTTTGTTTGCATGATATCTCATTTTAGAAGCAGACATACCAGAAACACCTTCAGCGTCTGGGTCTCTTTCTCCAGCAGATACTACGTCTATATTATCAAATTTATAATAACCGTGTCTCTTACCATTAACTCCATTGTATTTTTTTAGTAACGTTTCAAACTCTTTTACTCTATCAGAACCTGCAACCATTTTTAAATCTGTGTACCCTTGGTCATATAACTTAACTGCAATATTAATAGCAGTAATTGCCTTTTTGTCAGCAATAATATTTTTTTTATGTTTTGGAAACATCTTTCTCATATATGCTATTTTTAATGCATGAGGTAAAGGGTCTTTGTTTGGATTCTGTGAAAAACTCGGATAGATTCTATAATCATTAGAACCTGCAACTTGTTTTGTTTTGTCTATTAATTTTTCATGACCAGTTGTTGGTGGATTAAATCTACCAAATGCAAATACAACACTCTTACCTGGTGCTTCAAATACGTTAAATTTTTTAATCATCTTTATTCGCCATCCTTGCCTTTTTAACCTTTTCTATCTCGCCCTTTTTAACTTTGATTAAACTTCTCTTTGCAATCTTATCAATCGTAGCTCCATATTTTGCTTTAATCAATTGGTCAACTTTCATTCGTTGCATAGGTGACATATTGTCATAGTTCTTATAAAATTTGTTAATGATAATTTTCTTTGCCATCTTATTTGCCTTGATACGTTGTTTCATAGGCGAAGCAATCTTTTTCATTGCTCTTTCTTTTTTGGCTTTAAATGCTGATGTTTTGGCTAGACGAGCCATTCTTCTACCAATCTTTCTTCTTTGTGCGACTGATATAACTCGTAGTTCTTTGATTGTCGAAACTAAGTCTTTAAATGTTTTCATCTATCCCATGACTTTACTGCTGTGAAGTTATTGAAAGAAAATTCCATTCTATCAACTAGTTTTACAGCATTACCAGATACTCTATCTATTGCAACATAACCCTCTGGGTTTACCACTTTATAACCATTATTTGTTCGAATAAACGTATCTGTTAATTGTTTAACACTATTTAGTTTCCTGACGATTTGCATCTTTGCATCAATTAAGAAGTTTTGATACTTTACCAGTTCAACTAGATTTTTAACGTGTTTTTTCATTTCAATACTATATTGTTTCTGAATATTCTCATATTTCTTCTTACCTGCAGCTGATTTGACTTTATCTATCTGTTTTTGTATAGAATCTTCTACCCACCCAACATATTCTGATGCGTGTTTATTAGGATTTGTTATCTTTTGTCCTCTACGAACTTTGCTATTTGTATATGTTTTCCATGATGCACCTGCAATTTGACCTGTCATAGATTCTTGTAATTTAAGAAACTTCTTCAACATAGTGGCATTAATCTTTTGAAATGTCTTTCCAACTAATGATAGTGAAGATGTAACGGCATCTGTTTCTTTGGAATTCATTGTTGCCTCACCTGATACATCTTTGTATGTCGCATCATCTTGCCAAACGCTTGATACTTTAGTCAACTTACTAATGTCAGCACCAAAGGAAGCTTTCATACCCTGTAAAGTTTTTCCTGTGTATGTTGTATGCCAGACAATACCAACTTTTGCTTTTTTTATAGTCTTTGCAAAATCAGAATCGACAGGTACAGCATAAACAATTGTATTGGGTTGAAATGTAATAAACTTTTCACCATCGATTGTATCTGTTTCTAAATCATCTGTAAACATAAGGTCACCCTGAAGTACATTCTCAATACCAAGTTTTGAAAATTCTTTTAATGCAACTTTAAACTTTGCATTTAATTCGCCAGATAAATCGGCATCTATCTCTTCATTTGTTTTATATAATTTTGGATTAACATTGAAAACTGATTTCTTTGCAACAAAAAACTTATCATCCTCTGGGTCAATACCTGCAAAGATAGCTGGAGCACCATCCCACTTAACAGTCATATTAACAGATGAACGACTATTACCTGCCAACATATCTCTTAATGAACGCAAGAAATTAATTGCAGCTCTTCCACCATCAACACCAAAGTTAATAATCTCATCTTCTAAATGTTCTAGGTGAAGATTCTTACCTGCTTTGTTTTCTTGTAAATCTGTAAACTTCATCATTTTGCCAATCCGTTGTATTTAACTGCAAGACTAAACTGTCCTAACTTTTTCATTCCAGCATGACCTGATTTATTTGTTCTTACTGTCATGTTCATTTTAAGTGAATCTGGGCCAGATGTCAACTCAATAAACCAATTTTGTTTTGACTTTCCAGCATATGCTTTAATAAATTTAACTTGTGGTAAGAACACACCTATAGCATCTTTATCAGTTACTTCTTCATAACTACTATCAATTGCTTTAATAACAATTGTAGGAACATCTGGTGCATCTCTTAAAATTTCAGATTTAATATAGTTAATCGAACCTTGTTTGTTTTTATTAAATAAATTAACTAATCCTTTTCTCATAATTTCTAGATACTGATTATAATACTCTTCGTATTTTTCATTATTTTTTTTATCAAAATCTTTTAATATTAATTTTGTTTTTTTATCTCGTATAAAAGATTTTGCATCTGATATGCCTGGTATCTTTGAGTAAACTTCTTTGTGTGCTTGTTGAATTAATTTTCCATAAGTTCTATCTTTAAATACATCAAATACTCTTCCAACATAGGTATTTAATTGTGGTTCAGATGTTTTCTTTCCACCTGCTTTTAAACTGACACCTAACATTTGTTTATCAAAATATTCAATAAACATGTCACCTGGATGATTGCCTGGCACCCCGGGTGGTTTTGAACTTGACCTATAACCCCAATAGACATCTTTAATTTTTTTGTTTTTGTTTTCTTGATTTAAATATCCTAATATTCCAATTGCATTTTCCATTTTTTCATCAAACTTAGATGATGTATCTGCTTTGTTTATAGTTTCTTGTGCAGCCACAACATCTTTTGTATGAACGCAGTTTAAAGATTTAATATCTACATCTAATAAAAATTTATGAAAGTCTGTTGGATTGGAAGGTTTGTATTTCTTTTCAAATGCAATACATGGGAATAACTCTGTGATACTTGAGTTTAAAGTTGTTTCTTGCATACCACCTGATTTTGGTTTGACAAAAATACGGAATTTTCTAAATCCAATTGTGCCATCAATTGGGTCGACTGATGATGAACTTGTACCTAAAGCAGATTTGATACCTTGTTGTTTAAGGTTTCGAAGTATCTCGTCTCTGTCGTTTTCTCTATCACCAGAACGAGCAATATAAACATCTCTTATTGAAGTTGTTAGTTTTTCAGATTTTTCATAAGGTAATTCAGCAAATACTCCTTTAGGAAGTACTTCCTCTGAAATAATCTCTTCAACAATATCTAGTTTTTCTAGAATATGTTTAGATTGTTTTGTATTTCTGACTTGTTGTACATATTGTCTAATAGACATCAATAGCTCCCATTTATTATAATATAATCTTGAAAGTATTTATGCTTTATACATTCGCATCATTTTAGGTATTTCGCCAGTTCCGAACGTAGGTTCGTGATTTTGTTTATGACACCATAATTCAGCGTCCTCTTGAAACTCAAAATTCCATATAATGTTGTCTGTTTTCTTATCAATTGCAACAAAAGGATAGTTTAAATTAGAATCGTCAACACCAACATAGTATCTTTTTTTAAACTTTGATACCTTGAAATTTCGCATATTTCCCTCCACTATTTGACTTATCAAATACAGGTATTTCATTATCTTGACCACTATCAGATAAATCTTGAGCGTTAAGTTCTACGTCATACAGTTTCATTTTAGACCTGTCAATTCCTAATACAAATCTCTTATTTACAGTAGGGTCATTATATCTGTTTTTCAATTGTTTTACAGATATCTGATTTAACTCATCCATTTCCTCTGTCGAGATAAGAGCAAACATAAAGTCTGCTGTCGCAGGCAATCCAAAAGATTCTGATGTATCTTCAAGTCCAATATCAGTTGACACAAAACCACTTCTAGTTGTCTGTGTAGCAGATACAATAGGTAGATTACACTCTACAGCAAGGCCTCTAAGTTCCTCTGCGATTGCTTTAATGATTGTGTAAGAGTTTACATTTGAGCCACCTTTAAAACGACTTGAAGCACATATATTTAAATAGTCTACAAAGATAATGTCTGGTTTAAAACTTTTCTTTATTGATAGTTCTTGTATTAATGCACGAAAGTGATTTGTATGTGCCGATGCAGTTGGATATTCTTTAATGATAAGTTGACCAACATTCTTATTAGTAATTGCTTCAATCTTATCTTCATACATCTTTTTAGGTAAGTCATGAAGATTGTCTATACTGACATTCATAAGATTTGCATCTATTCTTTCTGCGATTCTTTCCTCTGCCATTTCTAAGGTGATGTATAAAACATTACGACCTTGACTAATACAGTTTGCAGCCATATGACACATAAACAAAGATTTACCTACACCTGTACCTGCAAGTGCAATGTTTAATGTTTTTTGTGGAAGTCCACCTTTTGTAATTTTGTTAAAGTAATCTAAATCAAAAGGTATTCTTTTTTCTATACGATGATAATAGTCAAAACGATTCTTAGCGTCTTCAATATAATCATGGCCAACTCTATTGTCAAATGAAACTGCTAGTGCATCTGTTAATAAACTAGGCAGTACATCAGGTGTCTTATTTTTATCTCGACCTTCAATGATACCAATACCTTCAACGATTGCATTGTAGATTGCTTTGTCTTTACAGAATTTTTCTGTAGTATCAATTAACCATTCGTTATCAACTTCATTGCTAGTAAAATCACCAACAATAGTTGTAATCTCTTTATATTGTTGTTCTGAAATATCTTTTCGATTATTCAGTTCAACTTCTAAAGAAGTCTTAGTAGGAAACTTAGAATATTTTGTAGCAAAGGATACAATTTCTTCAAAAACTATTTTTTCATTTTTATCTTGAAAATAATCTTTTTTTATAAATGGTAAAACTTTTCTAGCATAATCCTCATTCGTTATCAGATTTTGTAGTATCGTTAATGTTATATTTTTCATCAATCACTTCCATTAATATGTCGCCAATGAGTTTAAAAAATTCATCATTGAACTGGTCTCTCGGTATTGCGTTATTCTCAACAATATCATATTCAAATTCCATTGTCAAGGAATCATTTTTAACAACAGGTGTAACTTTGCCATACTTGTAAACTACACCTGCATATTTACCTGTATTGATTCCAATACAAGTTTGGTCTTTATACTTTTCAGTTTCTATATAACTAAAAGTTTTTTCGTCCATTAAGTTACTAATCCACTTACAACTTCCGTATATGCTTTTGTGATGTTTGGGTTACTTGGTGTAACTAATATTACTCCACCACTACGAAAACAAACTGACTTAGGATTTTCTTCAGCAGTCATACAAACTCCTCTTGCAAATCCCATTGTTCCTTTTTCAGTGCCTACCATCATTTTAGGACTAGTGAGATGAACACCTGTTTCATCATTCTTTTCTAGTCTTCCAATAAATTCACCGTGTGGTGTTAACACAGTTACTAAATCACCTTTTTTAAGTTCACTCATTATTATCTCCATATAAAAATTCTTTGGCCGCAGCCTCATCTAGTTGTTTCATAATTTCATCTGTAAAGTATTTTTCTGGGTTGTCATTAATTGACTTACCGAAAACTTTACTGCCATCTGGTAACTCAAACTTTGTAGATACTTTTTTGAATATATTATGTTTTTCTGCAAGTGCAAGTAAACCATAGTACTTATCAAGTCCTTTAGAATAAGTAAGTCTAACTTCACATTGAGAATTTTCTTTTGTTAATCTAGACTTTTGATTCTTTGCTTTGATAATATTACCAACAACTTCCGTTCCGTCTTTTTCCTTTTTCTTACTAAGATACACAATACTACTTGCGGCATATTTTAGTCCACTTCCACCACCCATTTCTTTCATAGGTACATATGAACCTACAACATCATAAGTATGATTTGTTACAACCATTGGAACTTTTGCTTTTCCTAATTTTAAAGTTAATATTCTAAATGCAGCCTTGAGAACTTGAGCTCTTGTCATATCTCTTGTTTCTTTACCTTCGGCAGTATCTTCTACTTCTTTTGTAGTTGATAACATACCTAAAGAATCAAGACACATAAACATAGGTCGTTTTACATCAACGTCTTGCTGTGTGTATCTATCAAGAACTTTAATTGCCTGATGTCTAAACTCTTGAACAGTTGCAACAGGTAAGACAACTAATCTTGATGCATCAATACCTCTATCAGTTATCATTTTCTTTGTAATTGCTGATTCAGATTCAAAGTACACAACACCACCTTCTGGGTTTGCGTCTAAGAAATGTTTAACTATTCCCATAAGAAAATATGTTTTACCAGTAGCAGATTCACCTGCTAGTGCTGTAATTTTGTTTTGAGGAAGTCCACCATAAATTGAACCACTTAACATTCCATTTAATATATAAGACCCTGTGTCAATAAAATTATCGACATCACCAGAATCAATTCCGTCATCTGCCAAGTTAGCATATTCGTTGCCAGATGTTTTAATAATCTCTTTTAGGAAATCATTGTTAGTATCTTTACTCATAGATTTTACCCTCCTTAGTAATTTTGGTTAGTTTATTTTTTTTAATATCATACATACTATTATTTGGTATGTCTCTAGTATCAAGAACTTCTTTAATGTATTGTTTAAAAAGTTCAGCACCTTTAAATCCTTTTTCAGGTGGATAGATGTTATCTTCATTTTTCATAAAGAATAAACACATCTTTGCTACGTCTTCAAATTTAACTGCAATACCATTAAATAACATAATGCAATCCTTTTCAGACTTTCTTCCTTTAATAAATTTAAAGTTACTCATTTGACTGCAATCGCACCTAAAAAATTATGATTACGCCAAAAGACTTGTACATTTTTAAACCCTGCACCTGTTAAGAAACTACTGATTTCAGGCCAAGTGTTTGGTTTTAACATATGTCTTAATGTTTTTTCTT